GAAGATTTTCGAGATTGAGGCACCCACAGGAGCGGGTCTTTCCATTTCTAAGGTGCCCGCCGGACACAATCGCCAGCGTCCCACACTCGCACCGGCATAACCAATACGCGTGGTTGCTCCGTTGTTGGGGGGCTCTCCCAACAACCGAAAGCCGCCCGTATTGCTTACCTGTTTCATCGATAGACGGTCTTGCCATTGTGTAGCTCCGTGGTCGGCGAGGTTCCCCTCAACCTACCACGGGTTACGACGCTACACTATAGCTAACTAGTTGTCAGATCGAAGACACCGCCGCTCGCTTTCTCGTTTCTGGACTCCAATGTATACTCGGTGATGATCTGCTTGCGGCGGCTGTCGCCGGTCTTCGCCAGCTCTTCCGTCTTCATGTTGCGCAGGGTCGCGATAGCCCACATGTCCATCTGGAGGATGAGGGCGTCACGAGTGCGCGGGTTGTTGCGGTTCGGGACGATGCGAAGCGTGCCGAAGTCGGACTCGTACACATCGACTGCCGCCACGATCTTCTTGGACTTGGTGTCCTCCATCGGAGTGCCGCGCCCGACGAAGCTCGACATGACCTGCTTGTTGAAGCCGCCGAGCATGACCGTGTCGGGGTCGCCGCCGGAGGCCCAGATCTCATTCAGGACCGTCTTGAGCTGAGCTTCGGTGAAGGCACGCTGGGTGCCATCGGTGCGGACGCTGGTGCCATCGGCCGCCGTGGGATCGCCACCGTCCGACGTGTTGTAGTCGGTGTTGGTCTTGATCCACGAGAGGACCGATGCGAGCGTGCGAGCCGTGGTGCTGTCGCCCGAAGCCTTCGCCTGATTGGTCAGGAGAATGGCTTCCATGTCGCGCTTCAGTTCCAGGCCCTTGAGGAGGACCTGATAGTCCATCTCGTCGTCACGGCCGGCCTTATCGACGACCTGCTGGGTGCCGGTGACGCGAGCCACCTTGTCCGAAATCTGCGCGATGTTCGCCAGGCGGACGGTGGGGGTCACGGCATCGGTCACGGCGTCGTCGCCTTCGAGGACCGCATTCGAGGTGGAGGCCGAGGCAAGAGCCTGGGTCTGCCAGTCGTGAGAGACCGCCTTGGCCTTGACCTTGGCGACGCTCGACGTGAAGGGGGTATCCACCCCTGTTACCGCAAGGGCTCTTTATCCCTTGCTTCTCCACATTACTGTGGAGGTCAGACTATATCATCCCTTTCGGGCGGCGCGCTCGTGGAGGCATTACTGCCGTGGGAGTTCCGTGGGACCCCGCGCGATCTGCGGCCTTTGAACTTAGCTGCGCATGTCTTCGAGCAGAAGATGTTGGCCCTTCCGGCCACATCGCTCCATCGCTTGCTAAGAAAGGTCCCGCACTCTTCGCAGGAACCCATCCATCTCCGGTAGGCTCGTCCTCTAGTCGTTACACCTTCAACGGGCTTTCGCCCGAAGCTTGGCTCGGGATTGTCCTCGGCTTTACCCGGTGGGATGTTCCCCGAATTCACGCCGTTTGCATTTGACGCAGTGTGCTCCAACCAATGGCACTGATAGCAAAGAGTCAGCCCATTATCGATATCCCATCGAAGGCCGGGATGATCGACGAACGGCTTGATGTGGTGGGCGTGTAGTTCAACGCCCGTAGCCCCGCAGCGCTGGCAGGTAGCATGATCGCGGGAGATTACCGCCCGTGCCCATGCGCCATGTTTGCCGCGCCTGTTCTTCCTGCGGCTATCGGGCTTGAAGAGCGGGTGCTCAGGACCGCAGCGATACCGCTGGCCCTTCCGCGAGCACTCCCGAGAGCAGAACTTCCGAACGCGGAAGTACGCTATCGATTCATTCGCCTTCTGGCCAAACTCGTGGCCGCAGTAGCCGCAGACTTTAGCGCGAGGTTCGCTGGCATTGAAGGCCGGGTTGTTGTGCCCGCTCCAATGTTTCGTCCGCCATCTCCCTCGACAAGCGTAAGAGCAGAACTTGGCGGTCGGGAGCCTCGCAGGGACTACATTGAACTCCTTGCTGCACTCTATGCACTGGATGATAGCCACGGGGACCTCTTTTGGAGGCCCCATGTTACTACGTCAAAGGACCGAATATCCAGTCGGATCGACGCGATAGATGATATCGCTCAGATCCTCACGGTTGCCCTTCGCGGAATAGGTGGTGAAGGTATTTGCGGGGGTTGACATTGATGCATCTCCATTACGCGCGCCGAGCCCGCATGAGAGCGAGCGCCGCATTGCGGCTGCCGGTGCGCGTCAGTTCGTCGTTGGCTTTTTCCAGACGCCGGTTGGCGACCTCTCCGCTTGCGGGAGGCGTGCCGGGGCGCTGAGGTGGGGGAGCGGCAGGCTTGGGGGCCGGACGCGGCGAGGGCTTCACCGCCTTCATCTTCTTGTAGGCGAGCGCATCGCGCATCAGCAGCCGGAAGCGGTGATCCAGGGCGCTGATCTGCGCCCCCGCCCATAGGGCGGCCAGCTCCTGCTCCGGGACACCGTAGTCCGACACCAACATGGCGTTGATCTCGGCTGCGAGTTGTGGCCCCTGCTTGGGGTCGGCGAACTCGGGTGCCGCTTCGATGAACGCCTGCGTCTGCTGGCGCTCGTAGGACTGGAAGGCTTCGGTCTGCTTCTGCCGGGTCTCCTCGGCGAGACGGGCCTGTTCCCTCTGGATGGCTTCTGCCTGGGCGCGGGCCGCTTGCCAGCGGTTGTGGCGCACCGGGTCTTCCGCCGCCATCTTGTGAACGTCGTCCCAGGACTTGATGTCCGAGAACTCGTTCGCGAGGAAGGTGTTGGCCTGCTCGGCGAGTTGCTTGATGCCCTGCTCGTACTGGCTCCGTGCCTGCTCGGTCGCCTGCTTCTCGGCCTCGACGGCGCGATAGGCAGTGACCACGTCGTTCTGACGCTTGCGGATGTCCAACTCCCGCGCCCGTTCGCGAGCAATCAGGGTTTCCTGATGCTGGCGAGGCAGGGCGGCGAAAGCCTCCTTTTCCGCCTTCGTCCATGACCGGGGCGGCTCGACTGAGGGCTGGTCATCGCCAGCCGGGTCGTCCTTGCCGGTCTCCTCATCGCCGGGGGGCTGGTCATCGCCAGCGGCGGCGGTATCCTCATCATCCTCGCCGGGCGAGGCGTCCTGAGCCGTGTCGTTATCGACGGTGGGCTCGTCGTTATCCCGTGGAGCGTCATCGCTGCCGTTCTGATCGGCGCGGGCGCTGTTGTCCTCGGGCTGCTTGCCGCCGATACCGAGCATCCCGGCGGCGTTGGCAACAGAAAGGGGCTCAACGGCCGAAAGGCCGCTGGTGAAAGCATCAGCCATTGGTGTTCCTTGCTGAGATTCAGCGGGTCAGTTTGTTCGGGTGCAGCGCATCGAGGGCACGCGCCGCGAAATCGCCGTCAGTGACGATCTTCAGGAGCCCATCACGAACTTCCGAGATGATGCGGACGGCCATCCATGCCCGTTCCCGGTCTGCATCAGCGCCGGGCGGGCTTTTCTTCCATGCGTCGATGTAGGCGGCCTCTAGCCCGTCGAACATTTCGACGAGAAGCGGATTGTCGAGGAGCGCTTCCGCCTTCGCGCCACGATCGCGGTCGCGGTAGAAGTCGTGTTCGACATCCTCAGCCAAGCTCGCCACCCATTTGCACGTTGGTGACGCCGGCATTGGTACCCGCGGCGGCGCCCTTCATCATTCCGTCGATGACCTTGCCATCGAGACCCGCACGGGCCTCCAAATCCATCTGTTCGCGCTTCAACTGCGCCTCGATGGCCATCTGTTCGCGCTTCAGATTGGCCTCCAACACCATCTGCTGACGCTTGAGGGCGAAGTCGGCGTTCATCTTCGCAATGGCGCGCTGCTGATCAGCCTCGTCCTCGGCCGCCTGCAACGCCAGCTTGGCCTTTGCCTCTTCCTGCTGGAGCTTTATCTTGCCTTGAGCCTCGATCATCTTCGGGTCGGGCTTCTCCGGCTGCTCCCCCGTGCCAGCTTCCTCGCTGGGGTCGTTGAAGTACGGGTCGACCGACCGAAGCCCGCCGAGCTCGACTAGCTTCTTGAGTGTGTTGTAGATGTTCTCCGGCTTCACGAGCCCCAATTCGGGGACCATGATGCCTTCCTTCTGGATGCCAAGCAGGCTCCACAAGAACGCGATCTGCTGCTCCTTGGTGCCGGAGCCCATGCCGACCGTGACGGTCATGTCGGCCCGGCGCTTCCACTCCCGAGGGTCTACATCCACCCACTTGCCGCGGAGCCGCACCGTGTCGGCGACGCTGGCGTTGCGGCGGATCGTGCCGTGCAGCGTCAGGAACAGGCCCTTGATACCCGTCTCGGCGAAGACGCGGGCCACCAGCTTGATCTTGGCCTGCGCGACCGAGAAAATCTGGTTCACGGCCGTCGCGCTCTGGTTCACGAGCGCCTGCGCATCGAGCCCCTGGCCCTGCCGGGTGACACCCGTGCGCTGCTCCAGCCGCTGCGACGTGTATTCGAGGAGCGGATAGGCGAACGACCCGATCTCGCCGTTCTGCATCGGCTGCAAGCCGCCGATACGCTTCGTACGAACGATACCGCCGGGCCGGTTGTTGAGCAGGTCCGGGATCGTGTTCTTGGTAATGTGCTCCTCGCTGACCTCCGTCCGCTGATTGCTCGCGAGATAGAGGTTGTCGAGGAGCGTCCGGAACAACGCCGTCCTGATGCGCTGCAAGTCCATGACGAGGTCCGCCGCGCTCCGGCCGAAGAACCGGTGCGGCATGATGAACGGCGTCATCGCGTCGAACGGATTCTCGTCCACCGGCTCGATCGCCGGGACGAATTTCTTGCCGACCTTCCGCCTCAGAACCTCGCTGCTCTCCCCGGCTGTCGTGACGCGGTAGAGCCGGGCGTTCTTGTCTCCATCCTCGTACTTCATGAGGATGTAGTGCTCGGTCGTCTTGATCTGGCGGGTGGCCTTGTTGAGCCCCTGCCCGCCCGAACCACCGTCCTTGTCATCGACCGTATCGCGCGCCAACGCCTCTTCCGACGAGTCGAAGTCGGCGGTCGGCAGGTCTTCGATCTGTTTCGGGTCGAAGCCCTGGCGGATCAGCGCATCCTCGGTCTGTCGCGTCTCGTGGTAGCAGTAGTCCCACGTCGCCTTGTCGCCGAGGCGGGCACGACGGGTGATGCCGAATTCCTCCGGGGGCACCGGCTCCGTGCGAGCGCGGCCCACCTTCTTCCGACGAACGACCGTCACGTCATGGAGCATCGGGGGCGGAGGCGGCTCCTGCTGTTGCGCGGCCAACGCTGCGAGCACCGCAAGCGACGGCACCGCCCCCTGCGAGGCGGCCAGGCCAGCCATCGGCGCTTCACGCGGCGGCAAGGGCAGGCTGATCGGTCCCAGCGCCATCGGCGTCGTCCACTTCGTCCGGGTCAGTGCCGGCCGGATAGTCCTTCTGCTCCTTCACCTCAATCTCGGGGTCTTTCATGAGCATGGCGAACTGGTCGTCGGTGAGACCGCGATAGAACTCCTCGTCCTCGGTCTCCGTCTCCTCCCACCAGGATTTGACGATGCCGACCTTCTGGAGCAGCGCGTCCTTGATCATCGAGTAGAGGACGATGAACCCCGGATTCCGCTCCATGAACTCGTGGTTCACGTAGTCGGTCTCCTGGGCCGCAGCTTCCTCATCCTCGGGGCCGACCGGGTTGAAGATGACAACCTCATCCCCGGAGGCGAATATCTCCATGAGCTGCGGCATCAGCCCTTCGATCGTGTCGAGGACGTCGGTGGACACGGCGCGGGACCGGTCCGGCTGGGCGGCCATGTCCTTCGACATGTCGCCCATGTAGTAGTCCATCGCGAGCGAGCGCTCTTCCGAGAGCTTCGAGGCATTGACCGCAGAGAGCGCGTCGGCCTCCTCGGCTTCGAGGATCGCGGACAACTCGTCGAGGGACATCTGCGGCATCAGTAGATCCCCAAGGACGGGTATTCGATGTCTCGATTGAAACTATCGCGGTCCTCAACGGGACCGGCAAACCGCAGCATCATCACGCCGTATCGCGTCGCGGAAAGAAGATCGTCCAGCAACTTCACCACCACGCCCTTGTCGCGGTGATAGAGCCGGTATTCCTCGAACCATTCGGATAGGTGCCGGAAGACCTTGAACCGGCCGGTCTGCATCCGGTCGAGCATTTCCATCAGGCCAGCCTCGACGCTCACCGAGCCGTCTTCAAACTGCGCATGCTCGGGATGCATGTCGAGGCCCTGGGCCTTGAACTGCTCTGCTAGCGCCTTCCCGGCGCCCTCAAGCGTCTGCCGGTTCCCGTCTCGCGGCCACATCCATTTGAGATTGCCCCAAGGCTTCAGAGCGGCCGAGTGGATGACCGGCGTCGCCTCGCTCTTCCGATAGGCCTTCGTCACATAGACGATATCGGCATCCTTATCCCATGCCAGTTCGACGGCTGCGAATGGGTGATCCCACCCGAAATCCATCGCCCCGAGGCGCGCCCACCACTTCGGGATTTCGATCGGGTCGCAGGCGATGTCTGCTTCCGGCACCGGGAAGATGCGCCCGGAGCCCATGACCGGAACGCCCTTGGCGCGCGCCTCCCGCTCATGCGGCAGGTAACTCGCGACAATCGCTTCCCGCTGCTCCTGCGTGTAGTGCTCAGCGTCGTCAATCGTCATGAAGGTGACGTGCTTGGTCATCGCCGCGTCATCGCCTCCAACTGCTCCTGCGTCAGGAACAGCATGACGACCTCGGACATGCCCTTGAGCGGCGTGAACGTGACGATGGTGATGCCGCCCGTCGCGTTCGTGCGCGTCAGGCCCTCGCCGTAGATGTCGGACGGCGGCTCCTCATCGAACCAGACGCCATGCAGGGTTTCGCCCTGCCACTTCTCGCGGCCCTTCTCGTAGCTCTTGAAGGCGAGCGCGCTGTGCCCGCCCTGTACGTCACCCCCGCCGCCCCACCGGACGACGACACTATCCAAGGCGTTCGCAATGCCCCGCGCCATCATCGTATCCACGATGGCGTCGGCGGGAATCATGCCCCTGCCCCAGGCCTCATGCTGTTCCGGCGGGCCGATCAGAACCCGCTGCGGATTATCCCGCGTCGATTCCCCGGTGACGCCCGATGCCCACATGCGCACCGGCTCATCGAAGACCTTGCCTCCCACCAGTCCGGGTAGCGGCCAGTGAGATGCATCGCCCATTCGGCGCCGCCGGCCTTGGTCTTGCCGAGCTGATTGCCCGCCATAAACAGACGTTCGCGATGAACGCTGCCCGCCGCATGGAACGCGGCCTGCTTGGCGTACGGCCGATACTGTGCGAGCTGGTTAGTGTCGAGACGCCGCTTCTTCTCGGCCAGCAGCGACGCCAATTCCCTCCGGATCTCCAATCTCGAGGGAGAGGGC